CGCCTGCCGTAAAAATGCACCCGCTTTCCATCGTAGGTGCGGGTCCGCTCCACCAGCCCACCGGGCCGCTGCCTGGTTTTTCCCATAAAAATAACCTCCTTCAGGGTACACTTTGACAAGCCTGCCTGAAAGAGGTATAATACCAAATGTTGGGGTTGGTATTGCCTTCGGGCAAGCTGATCTATCAAACGCTTACGGTGCGCCAACACCGTGGGCGTTTTTTATTTTTATTTCTGTTCGATTCTTTCCTGGCCGTCAATTACCAGGCTTGTAACATGCCATTGCTGGGTATCGGCATTGTAACAGGTGAGGCCCTTTATAGTATGGTCATTGTAGACGCCAGAGGTGCCTTTTGTCTGCATGGTGCAAGATACGATGTAGCTATTTTTGCCGGTCTGTACTTGCCATTCGTCGAAGTCCGGCCACTTGGAATCCCCCGAGACATAGTTGTTATCGACAACATATTTCACAGAGAGTATCGCTGTTTCTTCGGCTGTGTATTCTTTTTCCTTGGGAATTGCCAGCACTACCACAAGCACCACCAACAGCGCTGCAATGATAATACCTAAAATTTTGACTTGCTTCTTGTCTTTTTCGGTCCACTTGGCTGCCATAGTATACCCCTTACAGTTTACGGCAGAGGCCTACGGCCTTGCCTTCGATGGTGATGTCGTTCATGGCTTCGCCGATGCGGATGATGGTGGCGAAAGCCGGATTTTCGGCGCGCAACTCGATGTGGTCATCGAACAGGAAAACGCGTTTCAGGGTGGCTTCGCCATCGATCAGGACCGCAGCGATCTCGCCGTTTTCAACCATTGGCTGGCAATGGATCGCAACGACATCGCCGTCCTTGATTTTCGGCTCCATGCTATCACCTTTGCAGAGCAGCGTAAAGTCAGCATGCCAATCACTGGGGACTTCATCGTAGGCCTCGACATTCTCCTCCGCGAGGATGGGTGTGCCGCAGGCGATCTGGCCGACACGGGGGATGCGGTCCCGCTTTGGCAAGGGCTGAAAGCCCGGCGGAATAGGCTGCTTATTTTCTACTTCCCACCCCATAAGGTATGCGGGTGAAGAATTGAGCGCCGCTGCAATTTTCTTTAGTACATCGGCAGGGACTTTTTCAATGTCGCCTTTTTCATATCTATAAATTGTCGCCGGGGAAAGACTAACTTTTTCGGCAAGTTGTTCAGCTGACATGCTCAACTCTTTGCGCCGACATTTAATACGTTCACCTGTTGTCATGATGCGCCTCCTATGATTTAAGAATACACTAATACTTGCAAATTTGCAAGTATATTTCAGAAATTTTATTGCGATTTTGCAAGATTCCTCTTGACTTGCATAAATGCGAGTGCTATTATAATAGCAGACCTGCAATAATGCGAGTTTGGAGGTGAGACACCGATGTCTGATAAGATGCAACTGCTGAAGCAAAAAATAAGCGCCGCCAACCTGACCGTGGATGAACTCGCAATCCAGATTGGCATGAACCCTAGCACCTTTTACCGCAAAACAAAAAACGGTTTAGACGCGTTCACTGTTGGCGAGATGCACAGCCTTGTTGACGCCTTAAAGCTGTCTGGCAAAGAGGCAAAAGATATTTTTTTAAGCTAGTTCTCGCATTATTGCGAGTTCTGTAATGTATCCACACTGGACACGACCAGGAGATGAACCCCGTGAACAACGACGAAAAAAAGCGCCGCGAACGGCGCATTGAATTGGCTAATAATTTAACGCTGGCAGCTGTTGTTATTACAGCAATCATCAATACTGTAGCAGTTATTTTAAAAATAGTGTGATTGTCCCGGTTAAAGCGCCCCAAACAGCAATTGCAAAAGTCACCCATGCTCGGAGTTCCTTAGTCCGAACTACCACCGCAAAAGGAGTTGATACAGATGCACAACGACGACAAAGAAAAGCGCAGACGCCGCAGCTTGCGCTGGCTGAATCTGTACAGCGCAGTTGTGTCTACGCTGGCGGTGCTGCTGGCGGTTATGCACGCATTACAGAAAATGTAGAACAATCTCGACAATAATGGCAATCGTTGCCATTATTGCGGCGTAGACCGCGACGACATGTGTGAGGAAAAAATCCCAATCATTGCGGCGGCGCGATTCAAACGCCTCTGCGGCGGGGTTGGTCAGGGTGACAATGGTTTTCTCATCCATTTCACAATCGGAGAAATCCAGCATCCCTACTCCGGCATCTTCCTGCAAGGTGAGATAATCCGGTATTCCTGTAGCGTTCAGTATTTTGGGCAGCGTGTGATATTTTCGCACAGCCTTAAAAATTTTGTACTGATTATCCGTCAATTCGCACACGACCTTTCCGCCTTGATTGTACCATACCAGGCGGATACAAGCAACCATGTGTCCACGTTGGACACACCCCAAAGGAGGATCAACATGGCAAGAGAAAAAGACGGCTACCGCGACGCGCTGGAGCGCATCCGTAGTCAGGCAGCGGGGGAGTTGGTCACGGTAGCCGAGGCCGCCCGCATCGTTTACGGCCCCGATGATACCCGCGGTAAGCGGAAAGTCTGCCAGCAGTTCACCGGCTGGATCGGCGGCGACCACGGCAAGCGCATCCCCGCCACCGCACTGGCCCGGCAGATTTGTTGAGGAGGTATACCATGGACAAGAACAAGCAAAATGCAACCAGTGTCCTGGAGGAGCTTGAAGCGTTTTATGCTGCGAGTGAGGCAGCCCTTCAGGAAGCAAGAGCCAGCGGCACAGAGCGCGAGCGGCTATATCGTTTAGGTCAGCGGGATGCCGCTTTCCAAGCCATCAAAATCGTTAAAGCGTGGTTTGCTGCTGATGACGCATGAAGATTTAGCCTGGGCGCAGGGTCAGCTGCGCGGCTGCGCTAACGCTCGCCGTCAGCTGAGGATCTGTGCCGAATGCCTATGCCTGACCGATGATGAACTGCTGACGCACCTGGGCTATACAAGCATGGCCGCTTTCCGCGCGGCCCATCCCCAAAGCAAGCACCCCGTTGGTCCACAGGTCGAGCGCATCCATCACCCTGTGCCGCCCAACGTGATGCTGGAGAGCGTCCTGCGCTACTACGGCGGGGAACGCCTAAGCACCGTGTGCAGCCTGATGGGCTACACCCAGCCGGTAACGCGCGAGGCCATCCGGCACAGGGTTTGCACCTGGAGAAAGAAACACCCGGCGCTTGCCGCCGGTATGCCGCCCAAGCGGCCCAATACACCCGTAAAGGAGAAAGCTATGGAATTGAACATTGATGCAACAGGCCTGCCCGCCTACGCCTATGCCCGCAGCCCCTACACCGGCGGCATCGTGCGCATCGTGCGCGGGGAGCGCGCCCTGTTTGGCCTAAGCAACCAGACCTGTGCAGATGAACTGAACGCCGCTGCCGGTGTTACCCGCGCCCAGGCCGCCGCCATGTACAACGGCGCAATGTGCGGCTGGGGTACGCCTTACTCGGACCCCAGCAACTACAATGAGACCGGCAGCTATGTCGGCCCGAATATGGAGGACTCCCATGGAACAGAATGTTGAAATCAAAAAGCCAGTCCCTAACCCCCGCGACATGGCCGCCGGTGAGATCGTGGTCAATGTCCAGAAGACCGATGAAAACGGCGTGACGATCAAGCTGTGGCCGGATGTCAGCGCGGTGCGCAACCACATGAATGACCTTGTCAGCCTGGTGCCCTGTGATACCTACAGCGTCCGGCATTACACCTGCGGACGGTTTATGTACTGCGCCATCGCGCTGGATGATGCCACCCGCGATGCGCCCTGTCCCGCCGCCTACCGCGTACATAGTGACAGCGCCACAAACGAATCGGACGGCAGCTTCCTGGCCGCTGCGGCTGCCTGGGGCATCGGCGCCGGGTTGTTCGATCTGCCGCCGCTGCGCATCCCGTCCAACAAGGTGCACATCGTCCCGCAGGGCAAGCCCGGCACCAACATCATTGAGCGGTACGTCATGGACGACACCCTCACGCTGGACGACATCACCTACAACGATGACGGCAGCGTCGCCAGCCTGCGGGTGTGCAAGCGCGATGGGAGCGTGATCACATGGCAGGCAAGCTGATCGCCCATCTTGTTGCGTGGTACATGCCGGACAAGTCGCCCGGCGGCGGTGGGCTGGAAAACCTGACGGTTGACAGCGCCTATCTGCTGGAAGCGCAGCGGCTGCACGCCGAGCTGGAACGCCGTGCGCGGGGCCAGCCTTTGTGCGTTGAGGTGGATATCCGCCCGGTGAAAAACAAGCGCACGCTGGACCAGAACCGCCTGATGTGGGCACTGTTGAACCGGCTGGCGCTTGCATTGAGCGGCGACACGCCCGGCGGGGTGACTGCCGAACAGTGCTACCTTGACCTGCTGGTTGAGTTCGGCGCAGAGGTAGAGACCTGGCGCGTGCCGGTCAAGACTCTGCCCGCCCTACGCAATGCCTACCGCGTTGTGCAAAAGGTGGAACAGCTGGACAACGGCTACTGCATGGTTCGCATCGGGCTGGGCAGCAGTAATTTTGACCGCCAGCAGATGCACGACTTCATTGACCGCATCTTTGACCGGCTGGCCGAAGCTGGCGTGGACGATGCCGAAACCACCGAGCAGTACCGGGACTGGAGGCGCGCCGATGAACTGTATTAAATGCGGCAGCAGCCAGGTACATGTTATCGACACCCGCGCCAAGGGACCCCGGCGGATCTACCGCCGCCGTGACTGCCTGGCCTGCGGCTACCGATGGACGACCGTAGAGCTGCCCGCCGGTGATCTGCGCCGGGCAGTGGATGCCTTGAACGGGCTGGAGGAGCGCCATGGCAAAAAGCATACTGCAAAACGATAAGGAGTGCTACCTGTGCCGCCGGATGTACAACCTACGCACCACGCGCGGCCTGGAAGAGCATCACATCCTGTTTGGACGCGGGCGGCGCGAGCTGTCCGAGCAGTACGGCCTCAAGGTCTGGCTGTGCCACAACCACCACAATGAGCCGCCCCTGGGTGTGCATTATAATCCTTGTTCCCGGCGGGTGTTGGAACGGGCGGCACAATTTGCTTTTGATAATCTCCACGGCCCCGGCAGCTTTGCCAAGGTTTTCGGAGAAGAAATTTAGGAGGATGCAAACAATGCCCCAGATTGTGAACAAAAAGAGCGTGCTGGACATGGCGATGGGCGCGATTGCCGAAATCACCGACTACGAGGTGGAGCGGGTGGTTGCCAACATCATGGACCCCAACACCAGCGCCACGGCCAAGCGCAAGATCACCATCACGCTGACGTTTGCCCCGGACGACTACCGGCAGCAGATCGGCATGGATGCCCAGGCCAAGACCGCGCTGGCCCCGATCCAGCCGGTGCGCACGTCCCTGTGCATCACCAAGGGCCGCGATGGCAGCCTGCTGCTGGCCGAAATGACGCCCCAGGTCCCCGGACAGGTGGACATGGACGGCGATGAGACACCGATGCCCGCAATGGCCCGCGTGGGCCGTGCCGGGTACTGATAGAAAGGATGAACGACATGGAAGTTAGTTTTTTAAAGGATGCCATTGACCGCGTTGCAGAAATGGCCAAACCGTTTACCTTTGAGTTCGCCGGGCGTCAGTTCTGTTCGGCTGAGCTGCACGAAATCAGGCCGGAAGTTGATTTCCCGGCGCGGTACTCGGTGGACACGTTGGACGCCCTTGTTAAGCTGATCCGCACGGAGGGTGCCCATTATTCTCCCCTGCTGTATGTGCGCGTGGACAGCGCCCGGCGGGTGGTGGTGGATACCACATACACCGGCGCAGAATGGGCAGCATTTACCCGCGCGCCTTTATATGAAGCCGTAACCGATGTGCCGAGCATCACGGTCAACCAGAACATGAACCAGGACCGCGCCGTCATCGAATTGCAGAGCCTGTACGCCGTCACCGATGACCGTGACTACCTGCTGGCCCTGTTGAGCCGCATTGACGTCAATCAGGGCGTGTCCAGTGTGGACAACGGCATCAGCCAGGAGGTCAGCGTCCGCACTGGCGCGGTGCTGAAAGAGCAGCAGACTGTGCAGCCGATTGTCCGCCTGCAGCCTTACCGCACGTTCCTGGAGGTGGAGCAGCCTGCCAGCGACTTCCTGCTGCGCCTTGACAAAGAGGGCCGCCCGGCGCTGTATGAGGCCGACGGCGGGGCCTGGAAGCTGGAAGCCAAGCGCAACATCGCCGCCTATCTGGGTGAGCAGCTGGCCGATCTGGTAGAGAGCGGTAAAGTGGTGGTGATGATCTAATGCTGAACGTTGTTGCATTGCAGGGCCGCCTGGCCCGTGACCCGGAGCTGCGCCAGACGGCCACCGGCAAGAGCGTGGCCACCTTTACGCTGGCCTGTGACCGCGGGCGTAAGGATGCCAGCGGCAAGAGCCTGACAGACTGGGTGCCCGTCATCGCATGGGAGCAGCGCGCCGATTTTGCCTATAAGTGGCTCACTAAGGGCCAGATGGTTACGGTAGACGGGCGGATCCAGAGCCGCACCTACCAGGCCAAAGACGGCACAAACCGCACGGTGCTGGAGGTGGTTGCCAACAATATCAATTTCTGTGGCAGCAAGGCCGACAACCCCGGCCAGACCTCCACCGCCCCGGCGGGTCAGCCTAACGTCGGCGCGCCGGCACCGGCCTATAACCAGGGACCCGGCGAGGACTTTGCGCTGATCGAGGATGAGGGCGACCTGCCGTTTTAACCATTAAAAGTTGAAAAAAGACCTTGCAGGGATGCGCTAAAAAAGAGCGCGGCGCACCCCTGTATTAAGGTCGGCCATTTTTAGGAGCGTACCAGATGGAAACACCGACTTTTTACACCATGCTCCCCGCCGCTGTGCGGTACGACAAAAATTTGAAACCCAACGAAAAGCTGCTTTTTGCAGAGATTTCCGCGCTGACAAACGTGACCGGCTACTGCTACGCCAGCAACGCCTATTTCCAAAACCTCTTCGATGCCAGCACCCGGACGGTGCAGGGATGGTTGAAGCACTTGCAGGATTGCGGTTACATCTCGATCATCCAGGTGGGCGGCGGTGCCGGTGAGCAACGCGCCGAGCGTAGGATCAGCCCGCTGGCCGGTATGGCGGTAGTGCCGCAGACCCCCGCAAAAATATGCGCCACCCCCGCAGAAAATTGCGGGGGGACCCCCGCAAAAAAATGCGCAGATCCCCCGCAAAAAAATGCGGGTAGATTATTACAAGATAATATTAATACAAGAGAGATTAACGCGGGCGCCCGCGAGGATGCTTTCAGCATCTTTCAACAGGCCTTCCCCGGCAATGAACAGCTGACCAAGGCCCTGATCGCTTTTGCAGAATCTCGGGCTGCTGGCAAGCATCCCCTTACCGCGAACGCCGCCAAGCTTGCCTGCAACAAGCTCAAGCAGCTGGCCGATGAGGCCCATGTCCGAAACAGAAGCGGCTACATGGTAGCTGTTCTGGAGCAGAGCATCCTGCGCGGATGGGAGGGGCTTTTCTCCTTGAAAGATGATTTTGTGGATAAGGCTCCGGTCCAGCGCCCCGCCAACACGGCAGACCGGCCGCGGGAAATCGGGCCGGATACCGACATCACCGAATTTTTGTGAGGCTGAACGATGCAACAAGCAACCATGACCCGCCAGCAGACAACTCAACGCGCGTTTTTGGGCGCGGCGCTGATGGATCCGGACGGCGCGCGGGATTACGTCACCAGGATGGTCCCGGCCATGTTTGAAGACGGCGTTTGTCACGACATTTTCACCGCAATCCAGCAGTTGATCTACAGCGGTAGCCCCGTGGATGTCATCACGGTCATCAACACAGCGGCCAACGGGCACCCGGCGGATGATGTGAAAGTTGCCGTAATGCAGATGGCCGAGACCTGCCCCAGCGTCTCCAACATCGGCAGCTATGCGGCGCAGATTCTTGAAGATCACCGCTACCGGCTGTTGACCGGCGACCTGATGAAGTGCCTGGCCAAGGATGCGATGGATAGCGACAGTATCTGCCGCCAGCTGCGCCGCACCCTGGCGATGCAGGACGCCATCCGCAGCACCCAGGCAGACAGCACGGCCCGGGACTTCGACGCGGTGCTTGATGCTACACTGGCCCGGCTGAAAGAACCAGACGACAGCCTAAAGCTGGGCTGGCCCGAGCTGGACCGCTTCGGCGTTTTTGGACGCCAGCGCGTGTGCGTTGTAGCCGGGCGGCCCGGCTGCGGTAAAACGGATTTTTCGCTCAACCTTGCATCGCGGCTGTCCAAAAAATACAGGGTCTACTACCTGACCCTGGAAGAAGCCGCCGAAGCTTTGATGGACCGCATCTTGTCCAAAGTGGCGCGGATTGATTCCAGCAAACTGACCAACAAAACACTGGACCCGCACGAATGGGAGATCATCGACAATGCTGCGGCCCGGCTGCGGCAGCACCACAACATGATGATTGATTCTGACAGCAACCTGACGATCGACGGCCTGGAAGCCAAACTGATGCAATACAAGCCGGATGTTGCCTTTATTGACCACATCGGCCTGCTAAGCCCTACTGACCCCCGGCAGACCGAGTATCAGCGCATCAGCGAGATCACTCGGCGGCTGAAAGTGGCTGCCATGAAGATGGGCATTGTCATCGTGGAACTATGCCAGATCAACCGCTCCGGTGTGAAAGGCAACGAGGGCCGGTTTTGCAACCTGGAGGATCTGCGCGGATCCGGCACGATCGAACAGGACGCCAACAGCGCCATTTTTGTGGAGAACAAACGTCCAGAGGACAGCCAGGAACTGCGCGGCGAAAATATGTACAAAGACACCGCTATCATGTACGCGAAAAACCGCGAGGGTCCGACCGGCGTTGTATCTATGAGATGGCAGCCCCAATACCATCAATGGCAGCCCGTTCCGAAAGAAGATTTTGAAGAGATGGGCGAGCAGATGCCCTGGCCCCAATAACGTATTGACCCGCCCCGGCGGGATAGGAGGATTACTATGATAAGCATTGCAATTATTAACTTAAAAGGCGGCGTCGGGAAAAGCGTCACCACCTGCAACCTGGCCGCTGAGCTGGCCGCGCTGAGCAAGTCCGTGCTGGTAGTTGACCTGGACAAGCAGGGCAACACAAGCAAGTTTTTCGGTGTGCTGGATTATGACCGGCCCAGCGTGGCAGAGGTCATGATGGGCGAGTGCCGGGTTTGGGATGCCGTTGTCGAAGATACCGGCGTGGTCGGGGTGCATCTGCTGCCATGCGATATGCGGATGCTGAAAGCAAACCGTGGCATTCTGATGGACACCACCGAGCCGCAGCAGTTCCGGCTGCGGGATGCGCTGGATGAAATCGATGCAAATGATGTGCCGTATGACTATTGCATCATGGACTGCCCGCCTGACCTGGACATGGGCAGCATCAACGCACTGTGTGCTGCGGACTGGGTCATTATTCCGGTCGACTGTGATGAGTGGGCCTGTGACGGCATGCGCGAGATCGTTGACCAGATCGAGCGGGTGCAGATGTACTACAACCCGCATCTCAAAATCATGGGCGCACTGATGACGAAATACCGCCGCACCCGATATGCGGCAGAGGTCGTCCACCAGCTGAACGACGCGGGCGTTGAAATGCTGGGCACCGTCATCCGCTACACGATCAAGGTCAGCGAGGCCAAAAGTGCCCACAAGCCGCTGCGCGCGTATCGTCCGGATTGTTCGGCAGCAACGGATTACGGATGCCTGGCCGATGAGGTCGAGGAAATCGTGTCCAGAATGGACACAAAGGAGGGCTAAGCCATGAGCAAGGGATTTTCTATCAACGACATCCTCGGAAACGGTGCAAAACCTGCCGCCCCGGCGGGGCAGAAAATGCAGGTCGTCATGCTGCCGGCGGCAGACATTGAACCGAACCCGGAAAATAGCATCTACGAGATCGGTGACGTTGCCATGCTGAAAGCTGATATTGCCGAGCGTGGCCTGCGCAGCCCGCTGGAAGTCCTGCCTGCCCAGGGTGGCAAGTACATGCTGCTGGCCGGGCACCGGCGCTGGACTGCCTGCCGTGCCTTGACAGCTGAGGGCGTGACCGGGTTTGAGGTTTTGCCCTGTGTTATCCACCAAAGCCAGGGTGCGGACGACGACTTGATCGCGCTGATCACCTCCAACGCCACGGCGCGCGAGCTGAGCGATGGCGAACGCCTCCGGCAGTATATTGCCCTCAAGCAGGCCCTTGAACGCAAAAAGGCCGCGGGCGGTCTGGATGGCCGCGTCCGTGATGAGATGAGCCGCATCACCGGCGACGGCACCGGGACGCTGGGGCGCTTGAATGCGATTGCCAGCAAGTGTGTGCCGGAGGTCATTGCCATGGTAGAGCGCGGCAAAATTACCATGACGCGGGCTTATGAGTGCAGCAAGCTGTACAAGGTGCAGCAGGTGACATTCGCGAAAAACAACTATGCGCCCCTGCCGGAGGTAAGCAACGATGTGCAGAAAGCCGCGATTCTGTACATTGTGGATGAGGGTGTGGCCGATCAGCTGAGGGGGCTGGATTACGTCCAGTGTTGTGAGTGGAATTATGCAGACGGGGGCAAACTTGATGCCCAGAAAATGCAGCCCGTGACGCTGGACATGACTGATAATGTCGCCAATGCTATCCTGCGCATTGCCCCGGCGGGCCGGACATCTTTCATCGTTGAACAGTTGGACCCGGCGGATCAGAATGAAGTCATCGCCAAGAGCTGCATCTATTCGTCCCAACTGTACCGCACTGCGCGCAGCCGCTATATTGATAAAAAAGCACTTGAAAAATATAAAGCCGAGGAGAAAGAAAAAAAGAACGCCGAAAAGGTCCGGCATGACGCCGCCGAGAAATGGCTTGCACTTGCCCGGCAAGAGCTGGCCGACTTCGACAACTGGAAGCTGACGGCCCGCCACAAGGATCTAGGGCTTACGATCCGTGAGCGCAAAATGTTCGACGGCGGGCGGCTCATTATCGCGGTGGATGATACGGGACGCTATGACGGCCCGGTGAATGGGTTCCCGTATCGTGAGTGCTTTTCTGTCCGCCTCGGGCCGGATGGTGAGCGTGTCGGCCGTGACGGTGAACGGATTGCCCTTGACTGGAATAAGCGTTGGTACAGCACCGGCGCGGGCATTGAGGGCTACATTGCCGACGACATCAAGCGGGCCGCGCGGGGTAAATGATGGCTACAATTGCAAATTTCATCCTTGAGGTCATCGGCGGTGCAGTGCTGGCCGGGCTGTTTGTGGTGTTTTATGCCATGGGTGTTTCGGTGGGCAGAGAGGCATCACAGAACAAGTTGCAAGACGATGACACGTCAATGGAGCACAGACATGGAGGCGAGGATCCTTGACCTATGATGAAACGACCGCATGGCTGAACCGCTACCGCAACGCCCGGCAGATAGAGCCACGCTTGAGAGAACAATTGCGGGAAGATGAACGCCGTGCCGCCTATGTTGATATCTTGCGCAAGGCCAGCCCCGGCGGGGCCGATGACCTTGATGCCGTATTGGTCAGCATCAACACGCGTCGGCAAAACCTGGCCGCACAGTTGATGAATGGCGAGGCCGTAAAAGTTGAGATTGAGGGAGCAATTAGCGATCTTGATGATGTTTTAGAGCGCGAAGTGCTACAGCTGCGCTACTTGGGCGGCAAGACCAACCGCCAGATTGCGGACAGGATGCGTGTGACCGAACGGTATGTGCGCAAGCTGCACCGCCGCGCCGTTTTGAAATTGTCAAGAGTTTTTTAAAATTAGTTCCGCTTAGTTCCGCCCCAGTGTGGTAGGCTGATGGTGTCGGGTAGGTTGGGGCTTGATACTCGACGGCTTGCTTGTTCAGATATCCTCCTGAACGATAGTCGCCCCATATCGGGGCGGCTATTTTTTATCCAGGTTGCAGGGTTGCGGGCGCCCTCACGCCCGGCGGTTCGATTCCGCCAGACTGGGCATGTTATGTCTCCTTATTGACAGCCGGGAAAGACCGGCACTTTGCCGTATAGCTTCCCGCTGGCCTTTAGGCAATTCCCCAACGGGATGAGCGCTGCGTCCCAAGCAATGCGCGGTACAGGTGCAAGGCCTGTGTACGGCTCCATTGCGCCGCTGCTGGCGCTGTAATAAATAAGCAGCTGACGGATGGCAATAGACCATCATGCCCAGCGGGCGGGAGAAGCTCACACACTACGAGACCAACATATTCTGTCTCGCGCCGCTGGGCATCTATGATAATTTTACGCCCCGGCGGGTGGAGGTGTTAAACGTGTCCACATTGGACACGCCACAGACATGCGCGAATTTGCAAAAGAGTTTTACAAAAGCAAAGCATGGCAGCGCTGCCGTAATGGATACGCTGCCAGCATGGGCGGATTGTGCGAGGATTGTCTGGCGCGGGGACTGTATCAGCCGGGCGAGATCGTGCACCATATGATTGAGCTGACGCCGGAGAACATCAACGACCCGGCGGTCTCGCTGTCATGGTCTAACTTGCGGCTGTTGTGCCGTGACTGTCATGCAAAGCGTCACGGTGCGCGGCGCAGATACCGTGTTGACCCGGCGGGTCGAGTGACTTCGAGATGGTGACGCCCCCCTGGTTGAAAAATCGAGCGGGGGTGCTGTCGACCGGGCCCCAAAGTTCAGAAAAGCACTGAAAAGAGCGTAAAGGGGGTGTTGTTGTGGGGAGAAAAGCTAAAGCTACGCTGATTAAGGAAGAGTACGACAGGATCATGGCGCACTACGCCGAACTGCCTAAAAATCAGATGGCGATTGTGGAACCGCTGATCCAGAACGCGGCGTTTATGAAAATCACGCTTGACGATTTGCAGAAATCCATCAATGCGGATGGATGCAGTGAGGAGTACATGAACGGCGCGAACCAGTACGGCAAAAAAGCCAGCGCTGATCTGCAAGCCTACAACAGCCTTATCAAAAACTATAACACTGTGACTGAGCGATTGGGCAAGTTGTTACCGCCAGAGAAACGCATGAGCAAGCTGGAGATGCTTGACCGTGAATAATTACATCTACGAGTATTACCAGAAAATCACAGACGGCACCATCATCGTAGGCCGTTGGATCAAGATCTGGTACAAGTATGTTGTGGATGGCCTGGAAAAAGGGCTGTTTCACTTCGATGCCAAAAAAGCGCAGAAAGCGATCCGCTTTGTGGAGAATTTCTGCAGGCACCATGAGGGCGCACTAGCCCCGCAGCTGATTGTGCTGGAGTTATGGCAAAAGGCGCTTTTATCGGTGCTGTTTGGCGTGATGGACGCCACCGGTCACCGCCAGTTCAGAGAGGTTCTTGTTGTTATTGCCCGTAAGAACGGAAAGACGCTGCTGGCCGCTGCTATTGCTGCCTATTGCAGCTTTTTGGATGGAGAATATGGCGGGCGCATGTATTTTGCCGCGCCTAAACTGGAACAGGCTGGGTTGTGCTATGACGCTTATTATCAGATGCTCAGCAAGGATCCGGAATTGAGCCAACTAAGCAAAAAGCGGCGCACAGACATCTATATCACCAACAGCAATACCAGTGCAAAGCCGCTGGCGTTTTCCGCAAAAAAATCGGATGGTCTTAACGTCAGCCTGTGCGTTGCCGATGAGGTTGCCAGCTGGCCCGGCGATGCCGGACTGAAATTCTATGAGGTCATCAAGTCGAGCTTTGGTGCGCGCACACAACCCATGCTGCTGTCGATCAGCACTGCAGGTTATGTAAACGAGGGCATCTATGACGAATTGATGAAGCGTGCTACCCGCTTCCTGCTGGGCGATTCTAAGGAAACGCGCCTTGCACCGTTTATCTACATGATCGATGACCCTGCCAAGTGGAACGACATTAACGAACTTGCAAAGGCAAACCCCAATCTTGGCGTGAGTATCAGTGTCAGCTACCTGCTGGAGGAGATTGCCATTGCTGAGGGCAGCCTGTCCAAACGCGCTGAGTTTTTAACAAAATACTGCAATGTAAAGCAAAACTCTAGTCTTGCCTGGCTGGCCTCCGATGTTGTGGAGCGCGCCTGTGGAGCACATGTCGACCCCGCCAGCTTTAAAAACTGCTATTGCGTGGGCGGCATCGATCTGAGCCGCACCACAGACCTGACCGCTTGCGTGGCAATCATTGAGAAAAATGCCAAGCTGAATGTGCTGGCGCATTTCTTCCTCCCTGCTGAAAAACTGCAAGAGGCCACAGAGCGGGACGGCTTGCCCTATGCCGCCTATGTGAAGCGCGGCCTGCTGACGCTGAGCGGCGACAATTTTGTTGATTATCATGATTGTTTCAACTGGTTCAGGACGCTGATAGAACAATACAAAATCTATCCTTTACAGGTCGGCTATGACAGATACACTGCGCAGTATCTTGTGCAGGATATGAAGCAATACGGATTCCACATGGATGATGTGTTCCAGGGTTTTAACCTTACGCCAGTAATCCGGGAAGTTGAAGGACTGCTAAAGGACGGCACCATTAACATCGGGGACAACGACCTGTTGAAAGTTCATCTGCTGAACACGGCGCTGAAAATTGAAAACGACAGCGGCAGATGCAAACTAGTGAAAATGAGCGCCACCGACCATATTGACGGATGCGCCGCACTCCTGGACGGAATGACGGTGCGGCAGAAATGGTGTGCCGAAATCGGCGGCCAGCTGAAGAACGCGGGGTGATGAGCATGGGTTTATTTCAATCAATTTTCGGGAAGATAGCCGCCAAACGCCTCGCGTCTGGATTTTGGACGACACTGGACGGCTACACACCCAGCTTTTTGACTTGGGGCGGCGAATTGTACGAGAGTGAGATTGTTCGCGCCTCGATCCATGCTACGGCCACCCACGCCAGTAAGTTGAGCGTTACCGTGCAGGGAACTGCTAACCCCAGGTTACAGACCCGGCTGCGGCAGGGTCCCAACAAGTGGCAGACCTGGGGGCAGTTCCTGTACCGCCTTTGCACGATCCTGGAGGTGCAAAACACCGCCTTTATCGTGCCGGTTCTCAACGAGTTTGGCGAAACAGAGGGCATCTTCCCGGTGCTGCCGTCCAGCTGTGAAATCGTACAGTATGGGACTACGCCCTGGTTGCGTTACACATTCCGCACCGGCCAGACCGCTGTCATGGAGATGGAGCGGTGCGGCATTATGACAAAATTCCAGTACAAAAGCGATATTTTCGGCGAAAACAACGGAGCCCTAAAGCCCACGATGGATCTGGTGAATTTGCAAAACCAGGGCATTGCCGAAGCTGTCAAAAACGGTGCGACGTTCCGCTTTGCCGCTAAGATGGGCAACTTTTCCAGTGATGAGGACTTAAAAAAAGAAAGGCAGCGTTTCAGCCGGGAAAATCTGCAAGGTGAGGGCGGCGGCATTTTGCTGTTTCCTAACACCTACACGGACATCAAGCAACTGGAGTCCAAGCCCTACGTCGTGGCTGCCGATGAGATGGAGCGCATCAATACCAATGTGTTCAATTACTTCGGCACCAACGAGGATGTGTTGCAAAACCGCGCCTACGGTGATAAATGGAGCGCGTTCTATGAGGGCAAAATTGAGCCGTTTTCCATCCAGTTCAGCGACGTCGCCACAAAAATGCTGTTTACTGAGCGCGAACGCGCGGGCGGCACGCTGCTGATGGCAACGGCCAACCGGCTGCAATACATGAGTAACACCGAAAAGCTGAACGTATCGGCCCAGATGGCTGACCGTGGCATTATGAACCGTGATGAAATCCGCGAAATCTGGAATTTGCCGCCCCTGCCTGATGGGCAAGGGCAGGCGTACACGATTCGCGGCGAGTATTATCTGCTTGGAAGTGACGGCAGTGTAACCAAGAAAGGAGACGACTTAACCAGTGGAAAGTAATGAAAAGCTGTTGAAAAAGCTGGGCAATGGCCGTGAATACCGCGCCATGCGCATGGAAGTGCGCACCGATGGTGCCCAGGATGCCCAGACCGTAGAGGGCTATGCAACCACCTTTGGCGAGCCGTATCTGCTTTACGAATACGGCTTTGAAGATGGCACCTACCGCGTGATGGAGCAGGTGGACCCGCATGCCTTTGATAACTGTGATATGAATGATGTAATCATGCAGTACGACCATGAGGGCCGCGTATTTGCCAGAACCAAAAACGACACCCTGCAGCTGGCCACCGACGAGACCGGCCTGAAAGTTACCGCCGATCTGAGCGGCACTGAGATTGGCCGCCAGCTGTACACAGAGATCAAGGGCGGCTACACGGACAAGATGTCCTTTGGTTTTGTGGTGGCCGAGGATAAACGAGAAGTCACCCGCGATCTGGAGAACCACATCACGACCGTGAACCGCACGATCACCAAAATCAAAAAACTGTACGATGTGAGCGCTGTGAGCCTCCCGGCCAATGACGCCACGTCGATCAGCGCCCGAAAATTCCTTGACGGAGAGATTGAGAGAATTAAAGCGGAGAGACTGCAAAGGGCGGATACCGCAACAAAAATCAAACTGAAACTTTTGGGAGTGTAAAACCATGAGAAAGAAAACCAGTGAAATGACCATTGCGGAACTGCGCGCCCGTGCCGCCGAAATCCGCACCGAAGTCAACACCGAGGGTGCCGACCTGAACGCCCTGGATGCCGAGGCCGAAGAGATCAGCCAGCGCATTGCCCAGTATGAGACCGAACAGCGCCGCCTTGGTATTGCCGCCAAGGTTGCGGGCGGTGCCGGTACGCCCCTGGACAACCCCACCGTCAACACCGATGCCCAGACCCGCGCCCAGCAGTTCAAAGAAACGCGCCAGGGCCGCATCTCGGTGGCCGAGACCCGCAGCGTTCTGATCAGCGGCGGCAAGCTTGCCACCCCGACCGCAGTGTCCGGCATCAATGATGTCGTCGGTCCGCACGTTTCCAGCATCGTCGATTTGGTCAAGGTCGTCAACTGTGACGGCATGGGCAGCAACAAGGTTGCCTACATCAAGACCGACGTCGATGCTGCTGCCGAACAGACCGAGGGCGCAGCGGCCACTGTCAAAGAGCCCACCTTCGGCACCGTGACCATCAGCCCCTCTTCCGTGGCCGTGTTGGCTTACATCAGCCGCCAGGTGCAGAAGCAGAGCCCGCTGCTGTATGAGGCCAAGGTCCGCGAGCAGGCCCTGCTGGCCCTGCGCAAAAAGGCATCTGCGCTCATTGTCGGTAAGCTGAAAGCGAGCACCCTGGTTGTCACCAAAGACGCCACCGTGGACAGCGGCAAAAAGGGCGTCATCAATGACAAGACCCTGCGCAATCTGGTGTTGGCCTTTGGCGGCGATGAGGGCGTCGAGGGCGGCGCAGTGCTTTTCCTGAACAAGGCTGACCTGGTGGCTTTTGGTGACGTGCGCGGCACCAACGAGAAAAAGGCCGTCTATGAGATCGAGCCCGACACCGACAACCCCAACACCGGCATCATCAAGGATGGCGGTTTGAGTGTCCGCTACTGCCTGAACAGCAACCTGACCGCCTGCGCCGGCACGGCCCAGACCTCCGATGTGCAGCGCACCATGTTCTACGGCGTGCCTGCCGCAATGGAGCTTGACCTGTTCAGCGACTACGAGATCGCCGTGTCCGCTGACTTTGCCTTTGACAAGCTGATGGACACCATCCGCGGCGACGTGGAGCTGGGTGCTGATGTTGTTGCCCAGGGCGGCTTTGTGGCGCTGACCATCCCGGCCACCTCCTGATTGGGGGCTGACCCATGGCAGACAACGACCTGCTGTACCGTGTAAAGCATGCACTGCGGCGGCCTGACATGCCGGAGAGCATGACCCAGGAATTGGCCGACCTGATCGACGCCGCGCTGGCTGATCTAAAGCAGGCGGGCGTGTCCAACATGGACACAGCCGACCCGCTGATCCGGCGCGCCGTCATCACCTACTGCCGGGCCAATTTTTGGCCGGGCGATGATTATGCCCAGCTGAAAGCATCCTATGATGAGCAAAAAGCGCAGCTGCGGATGACAACCAACTACACAGACTGGCCCGACGCTTGAGCGCTGTGCTGTGATGCACCGCCGGAGTGCCTACGCCCCGGCGGTGCTTTTTTACTAAGGAGAAGCCCATGTACTGGAGCGAACAGATCACCCTGATGAAAGACGAACCTGAAAAGGTGCAAGGTGTGCTTACACACAACTACAGCGAGGTGCGCACTGTTTACGGTGAAAGGAAATCTGTAAAATGGGGCGAGTTTTTCGCGGCCGAAGCTGCCGGAACGACCCTGACTGCGGCTTTTGTGCTGTATGCAGACGAATACTGCGGGGAGCGCGTTATCTCTTGGAACGGCAATCTGTACAGCGTCCAGCGGGCCTTTGAAACCGGCGACAAGGTAGAGCTGACCGTCAGCGACCTGCCACAGGCCAAGGGAGGTCCGCCGTGAAAATGAATTTACTGTGGAGCGATGAAGTCACACAGCAGCTGGCCAAACTTGCTGACCTGGATGCCATTGCTCCAGAAATGCTGCAGAGTGCAGCTCCCATCGCAGCCGATGCGCTAAAGCAAGAAGTAAGTAAACACAAAAGCCACCGTGCAAATAAACACCTGGCAGATAGCGTGCGGGCCGGAAAACCTAAAAAGAGGAAAAAAGGCGGATACGGCTTAGAGGTGAGCTTTAGCGGTTACGACAGCGGTCATGGGTCCAGCCCAAGCTACCCCAACAAAGTTGCCCAGATGCAAAAGGCGGTAGCCTTGGAATACGGAACCGCAAAGGAGCCAGCGCAGCCGTTTTTAAATCGAGCTGCCGCCAACTGTGAGGACGCTGTAAGTACAGCAATGCAGGATGTCCTGCAAAAGCGAGGTAACCTATGACGATGATTGATGCAGCCCTAAATGCTTTGGGCACGGTTTGCACCAGTGTTTCGTTTGTAAAAAACGAGGAAGACCCTTTACCTGACAACTATATTGTCCTGAGTGTACTGGATAATACCCCAGACGTTTACGCTGGCGATCAGGACGAACAGCAGCATTTGCAGGTGCGCGCCGCCTGGTTCACAAGAGATCTGCCGCAGCCCTGTGCCCGGAAAATGCGCTGCGCTTTACGCGATGCCGGCTTTATCATCGGCTCTACTGAGTACAGCTATGATAATGAAACAAAACATTTTGTTGCATACTCTTAACACTTTGAAAATCGAGCAATATGGAATTACTAAATTTACTCCGTATGGAGAGCTTTATGTTACAGTAACTGAATCTGCATTGCCGAGTTCAATTATTCCAAAGTGGAAAGGATTAAAGATTCTTACACTTGGAGATAGTATCACCGCTATGGGCGGTGTAAACGGATGGACGCATTGGATTAAACAGTATCTCCTTGCTGACAAGGTTGTGAATGTGTCCGTTGCGGGTTCTACATGGCAAGATAAGGTTGCTAATCAAACCTATGACGGAAATCCACAGCCATCTACGGATGGCAATGTAATGGGAAATCAAGTACAGAAAGTGCTAAACGCAAAATCAAATGGTGATGCAGATTATCAGGACTTTGATGTTATTACATTTTCGTTTGGAACAAATGATTCTGTTGATTTCTCTGTGCAGACAAAAGAAAGTGTAGAGAACCAGTTTATCACGAATTACGCTCAGAACAACTTTACTGTTGTGCCTATTGATAACGTAAATCGTCAGACATTGGCAGGTTCTATGCGGTATGGATTTCAGAAGTTGCATGAGGCTTATCCGAATGCCGTGATATTTATGTGTACGCCAACCCAAGAATGTTATGAAACTTTCGATAGCATTTACCAGAAAGGTGATTTCATCAATTTTGTTGCCGATAGGCTTGGAGCAGAAACAATCGACACTCGCAGATGCGGAATCCGAAACATCTACGAAAGCCAAACAACGATCGATTATGACCATCTTGAACAATCTGGTGTTGCACCAATTCAGACTGATTTGCTTGACGGTATTCATACAAACGAAAACGGTGCAAAGAAGATTGCAAAATACAATGCAAGGGAAATCATGAAATATTTCATGATTAACTAAAGGAAGCTTTAGCTGACTAACAAACAGAAAGGACAACAAAACATGAGACTTTCAAACGGTGAAGTTTTACTCCGCTGGCCGCTGGATCAGCACATCCTGACCCAGGGCTGGCACTACAACAGCGGCCGCAGCCATAACGGCATCGACCTGCGCACCCAGATCGGCAACACCGCCGTGCGCCCGGTCTACGCGGCAGAGGACGGCACGGTGTCGGCCACCCAGCTGTGGGACGGCCACACCACCGACGAGCGCAGCATGCAGAGCTACGGCAACTACGTGGACATCCGCCACGCCGACTACAAGCAGCAGAGCCTTGTTACCCGGTACGCCCACCTGTTCAAGTTCATTGTTGCCAAGGGAGAAAAGGTCAAAGAGGGCCAGCTGATCGGCTACAGCGGTGCCACCGGCAACGTTTTTGGCGCGCACCTGCACTTCGAGGTGCTGCTGAGTGGCAAGCGCACCAACCCGCTGACCTGGCTGGATGATGATTTCACCACCGCCAGCAGCAGCGTCTACACCTACGGTCCCGGTGAGCATGCGGTCGAGCGCCCGGCCGAGGACAAGCCTGCCGCCTCCACGCTGCAGACCATCTGTGCCAGCAACCTGACCAACGCCCAGGCCATGGCGGTGTTCAGCCTTGCGATCCAGCTGCAGCTGGTGGCCATGCGGCTGTACTGGGCAGAATTCAGCGATGCCGAGATGGCGCATCAGAACATCGAGGTCGGCCCCATCACCCAGGGCGATGCCAAGGCCGTGTTGGACAAGCTGTCCGCCGTAGGTGCCAAGGGCACCGCGCAGGCAGCGTGAACGAAAGGAGTAAACCATGAAAGACGACAACATTTTCCTGTGGGTCAAGGCGGTGATCGCTGCCGCCTGCGGTGCCTTTACCGCGGCATTCGGCTGGCTGGGCTGGCTGGTGATGGCCTGGGCTGCCTGCATGGTGCTGGATTGGCTCTCCGGCAGCGCGGCGGCCGCCAGCAGGGGAGAGTGGTCCAGCGCCGTGGCACGGTCTGGCATCTGGCACAAGGCCGGCATGCTGGTCGTGGTCATTGTGGCCGCGCTGACCGATGCTGTGCTCAGCATCGCGGTCGCCAACCTGCCCGGCCTGGGCATTACGTACCAGAGCCTGATCCTGCCGGTAGTGCTGGTGTGGTACATTTTTACCGAGCTCGGCTCCATCGCCGAGAACGCCGCCCACATGGGTGCCGATGTCCCTGATGGCCTGCTGAAACTGCTGGCCGCAGGGAAGAAGGCCGCGGAACGGCAGACTAAGGACGACGAGGAATAAGAGAAGCGGCGGGCTACCCAATGGGCGGCCCGCCGCTTTTTTGGTGAATTTCATGGAGAAAACCGCACTCAAAAACGCACCAGCGTACCTATAAAGTGGACGCAAAAAGTGTATAGCACCCAGGTTGCACCAGAATAAATATACAACGTGAAACGCTATGAATCATCACGAAACAAAAGAAAAACCGCTAAGCTATGCAGCTTAACGGCTTTTTGTTGGTGTATCACCAATATTCATTTTGGAGCGGGATACGAGTCTCGAACTCGCCACCTACTGCTTGGGAAGCAGTCA